CAAAGAACATGGAGAGTCTGCCAGCAGTTGGAAACGAGTATCTGCAGCAGGCAGTGCATGAAATGATATTGCACGCGCCCGTGGGTGAGATCACCCTCACTCCAGTGAGCTTGAGCCAAGCCTTAGTAGGAGATGCGGCTAATTGCTACCATCGCGGTGTCAGAGATGACACTAGCGTCGGTCCGTATTTTAGCCGGCTCGGTATTACTAAAGCGTCCTTGTTCAAGAAAGAAGAGGATGGTAGTGTGACCCCACACCCGGAATTTTATGCGAGGTATAACTATCTCTACGAGACGCTGGCTGCTGGAAATCACGCGATGACTCTTGAAGCTTGCGTGCTCAAAGATGAGTTGATCAAGGAAAGCTCCGTGAGAGATAAAGGCAAGGCAAGATACTTCTGCGCGACCGAGAAAGCCTCGTGCGTTTTAGAGAAGAAGTATCTAATGCCTTTGTTCTCTCTGTTCTCAAAGTACGGCATTGACACTGGCTTTGTCCATGCAATTAACCCCGGAGGTGAAGACTGGGACAGACTGGCTAGAAAGCTTAACAGTTTCGGCAGTCGATTCATGGATGCAGATTTCATCAGTTTTGATGTGCACCACAAAGTGATGATCCCGCCCGCAGTTGCCTTTATTGTTGGCTTCGCGCGAAAGGTGGGCTATTCTGAGAGAAACGCTGTCATGGCTGGCAGAATTTCGATGAATCTCTTCCATCGGTTGGTGCTGATGGAAGGCTTCATTTTTCTTAGAAGTACTCACTTGGCAAGTGGACGGTGGGCGACACTGTTCTTTAACAGCATCATAAACCACCTCCTCTTCATGAGCTGGATATTGTCTGTGAAGTATCAACACAACGTAGCCATAAAACCCTACGTTGACACCTATGTTGGTAAAGTTGGTGATGACGTTCTGGCTGTCATAGCCGATGAATATGCCGTCATGGAACTCTTCAATCCTAGAAGATTCCGTGATTACGTGCTTACGCTCGGTTATCACTTGACAGCGTCCACCAAAAAAGAAGAGGATTTGGCATGGCGTAGCCTATCAGAGGTGACTCTGGTGAAGCGTCGATTCGTGTGGGACGAAGAGTTGGGACGATGGAAGGCTCCATTGGATATGGAATCTATCGTCAAAACTCTCTGTTACTGCACGGGGGTGAAAATCCCTCAAAAAGAAAGAGACACTGCTGCCTTACAGTGTGTCAGTAAAGAACTCTTCTTGCATGGTCGAGAAGTGTATGACAGGTTCGCTGCTATGTTAGTGGGAACCGAATATACACTCCTGTCTTACGAGAAGATGCAACAACGCTTCATCAACGACGACTTCTATGTGTGGGAGTATGAGGAAGGTGACGTGGAGTTACAACAACAAGGCTTTAATGTGGGAAACCAAAGTCCTCCGACACAGGGGGGCGGATTGAGATCCAGATCGTGTTTAAACGGAATACCCATTATTCCGGCAACGCTGGGTCTCTCTAGGCCGGAAAGGTCCAAATGGGAAACCAATTCTTATGGTTTTGGACGACCATGGGATGTTATCAATTGTCCATCAGCATCATTAAATCCTACATCCGCCGATAAGGTGGAGGTTGTCGGCGAACCCATCGCCGAAATGAACACAGTATCCACGGGTGCCTCCAGAATGGAAGGCATGGGTACGCCTAGCGCTATGCATGGTAAGCCGACTGATTTGAATATTTCGGAATTTGCAAAGATCCCTCGTTTGATTCAAACCATCGCATGGAGCGCTTCTACAGTCAACACAGTGTCGTACCCGTCGACGCTGTGGTTCAGCCTAGCTCCAGTAACTTCCCTTATTACTAATCAACTTGGAGCGTTTCGTGGAGACCTGGTTCTTACTTTCACTTACACTGGGAGTGCGTATCTCTTCGGAATAGGTCGTTGTATTCTTCGTCCTTATCTGCATCTAGACGTGGGCGGTTATGAAGGGAACACTTCCACACAACAGCCGATCATCACGGCTCTCAGTTCGTACACTAAGACTGCCGGTTACCCGCATGTCGACCTTGACCCTTCAAACAGCGCGTCTCATACCTTGAGAGTGCCTTATGTTCATCAGGCTGACTACGGTTTAAACATTGCTTCTCCCGACTGGATTTTAGTTTTCTTTCCGCTCGCGCCTTTGCAACGTGCCGATGGCACTGTGCCTGCCACGGTTAACATTAGCGTGTTTGCACACTATGAGAACTTTAAAGGTATTGCGTTGCGACCACAGGGTAAGGAGGATGACAAGAAGTATGTATCGACTTTCCTTGATTACGCTTCTCAGTTCTCGTCTGCTTATGGTTCCCCTATGGCTCCCATTTTGAAGTTGGGGAGCGTCATTGCCTCTAGTTTGGGTTTTTCCAGAATACCAACCGATGCGGAAGAGCAAGTAGTCGTGCGCAAAGTCGGAAACATGGCGGCCATGTCGGGGATCGGAGACTCTGTTATCCATTTAGGAACGGATCCTCGTATGCTGCGATGCATGGACGAGAACACGTTGCCTGGCGGCGGAATGGGAGACATTATGTCACTATGTAAGAGAAAGAACCACATCATTTCCTCTAATTATTCGACGTATGCCACTGTTTATTACATCTCACCATCAGCGTACAGCTACACGGGTACGATATATACTTATCCTACCCCCATGAATTTTTGCGCTGCCATGTTCAATTACTGGCGCGGCGATCTGAAGATCAGGCTGGTATTCCCTTCTTGCACCCTCTTGCGCTTCCGCGTGGGAATTATGATGGCGGCGCCCGGACAAGTCATCAGTGCCTTCAACGGCAACGGTTCTCTAGGATCTTTGATCGTGGATGTGGTGGGGACCACGGAAGTCACTTTCCTCTTGCCCTATGCCAATGGCTACCGTATGACGTCGACGGTTCCTGTCTCTACGGTTTCTAGCTCGCCAGAGCTACCATCGTTTGCAGTGTTCCTCTTAGACGCCGTTGTGGGGCCTACCGGGGCCCCTCAGCCTTTGTTTGACGCTTATGTGGAACCGGGGGAAGATTTTGAGCTCCTAATGCCCACTACGCGTTACATGAATACCTTCTATACGTCTCAGGGAATGGCAGAGGATACTATGGGAACTAAAGTCGTTACCTTTGAACAGCTGGCCAAGCGCGCATGTCCTGTTGGAACCTTTGTGCCGCAGGCCAACACAAACTCTACCAATGCCCTTACTTACAACTTCCCGGCGGATGGGTGGGACCCCGCTTCTACTCTCACCGGTTTTGGTGGTGTCTCTGGCTACGGTTACACTATGAACAACAATCAATGGAGTTTTGCACGATTCATCGCTTCATCTTCGCTTGGTTGGAGTGGTGGCTCCGTGTGGAGAGGTTTCGTTAGTTACTTAGGCTCTTCCAACATCATTTTACAACCTGCTGATCGACTGCGTGTGTATCAAGCTACTCAGCTTGCGGGCTGTGGTCAAGTTAATGATACTTACGGCGTGTCCAACCCCACTTACCCGAACTCGGGAGGGAACGGTATCCAAGTATTTAAGGATGGTATGTTTGAGGTGGCTTTATCAGATTACGAAAGAGCAGCCTTCAAATCGACCGGATTACTTACTTGGGCAAACACCGGCCCCAGCCTGTGTTATTGTCTTTGTGTGGACGTACCTAACATAGCTACCGCCACTGTTGTAGGTGCGGGAATGGAGTTGTATCACTCAGCGGCGGACGACGTGAGATACGGTATGTGGTTACCCCCGACGTGGGTTTCCAGAGCGTGAGTGAGGCGGAGCGTGTCAACGCGTAGAGTTGATAATGCAGTTGTAGAACTGCATGAAAAAAGAGAACATCTACTATAGCCTGAGTGGCTAAAGCCGGGAGCACGGCTTGAGTATAGTGCCC